TTCGATCCACGTCGCCACCCTGCCCGCCCACGCGGCGATGTTGGCGCGGTTGTCCTTCGTCCACGCGGAGAAGCGATCAAGGAGCCGCTGCACCGTCGGCATCAGCGCGGACCCGATCGTCCCCGCGACACCCATTGCGGAGGTGCTGGCGAGCTGCCACGAGTCCTTGAACGCGCCCGCCTGCTCCACCGCGGCATCGGACAGCACCGCGCCCGAGTCGCGCAGCGTCTTGCGGCTGGCCTCAATGGCGTCGACGCCACCGCCCAGGAGGTCGTTCATGCTCTTCGACGACTTGCCGAAGAGGTCGGCGGCGCGCGCCGCTCGAATGGCCGGATCCTGGATCGTCGACAGCGCCTTCGCCGTCGCCATGAACCGCTCATCGGGGGACAGCTTCGCGAGCGACTTCGCCGACAGCCCCACCGCGTCGAACGACCTGGCGGCCGCCTTGTTTCCGCTCAGCGCGTCGCCGGCGACCTGGCCGAACTTGGCGAGCGCCTTGTCCATGTCCTCGACGGAGGAGCCGCCGCGCTCGGCAGCGAACCGAAGCTCCTGCAACGCGCCCGCGCCGATCCCCAGGTTCGCCGCCGTGTCGCCGATCTCGTCGCCCCGCTCGGCGGTGGCGTGAACGATCTTCGCGAGGCCGGCGCCGATACCTACCACGCCGGCGCCGACGAGCGCGGCCTGCCGCGTGAGGCTGCCGACCTGGCCGCCGATCTTCTCGGCGAGCGGGACTTCCTTCTTGGCCTTGTCGCCGAAGATGCGGTGCCGCACCTTCTCGATGGCGGCGAGGGCCTCCGTCTTGCGCGTGGTCTCGCCCAGCTCGCGCTGAAGGCGGTCCTGCTCGGACGCCAGCGCGGCCGTGTCGACGCCCGCCCTGCGCAGCGCCTCGCCCTCCTTCGACAGCGCGGCCCACTGCTTGTGCAGCGCCGACTCGGACGCCTTCACGGCGCGGGTCGCGGCGGCCATCGCCCGGGCCTGCTCTGTCGTAGGCTTCTCGACGGCCTTCATCTCGGCCGCCAGTTTTCTTTCCGTGACGGTGACTTCCTGGAAGGCCTCCTCGGCGGCGGCGACCGCCAGCTGCAACCGCTGGAACGCAACCGCGCCTTCGTTCGCGGCGGTCAGCCTCTGCGCCTGCGCGCCGAGGCGCTGGAGCGCACCCGCCGCGCCGCCCGTGACGGCGGCGAACGTCGACGACAGCGCCGCATTGATACGGATCGCCGTCTCGTATACGCGCCCGGCCACGCTACCGCCGCTCCTCTTCGGCCTGCACTTCGACCGCCACCTCGACCCACCCGAACAACTCCCGCAGGGGGAGGCTCAGCCAGTACGGGATCGGGGTGTGGGTCGCCATCGATAGCCTCGCTGCGATCTTCTGGAGGCCGCGCGCCGTGAGGCCGGCGGCCCCTATGCCAAAAAACCCTGTACCGCCGTCGTGATGCGGTGGAAGTCGCCGATGTACATGTCGCGCAGCACCGCGGCCGGAATCGAACACGCACGCGCTGAAACGTGCATGAGGTAGAGCCTCGACAGCTCCGTCGCGCCGACGATCTGCCCGCCGTTCTCGGCGATGGCCTCGCGCTCGCAGAACAGCGCATCGGCGCCGGTCATCGCGTCGAGGTTCACGGTGACGGAATCGATCGCCTTGCCGTCGTGCTCGATCGGCCTGGAGAGCTTGATCACCATCACACGCCGCCGAGGTCAGCGCGCACGCTGCGCAGGTGGTCGAAGCCGTTGACCTTGTAGACCATGTTGAAGGGGTCGAACTCCACGATCGGGACGCCGGCCTTCGAGACGATGATCTTCGCCACGGAGATCTCGCACTCCGCGTCGGTGGGCTTGCCGGGCTCGAGCTTGCCGAGGCCGAGCATCTTCGACGGCCCACGCACCTCGACGCGCCACGCCTCGGTGGCGAGCGCGCCCAGCATGGGATCCTGCACCTGCACCGACTGCCGGATGTCGAGGACGTGGTGTGTCGGCGCGAGGAGGCCAAGGGCGGCGCTGGTCACGGCGCGCCACTTCAACTTGACCGACATGGCCTTGAAGTGGCCGATGACCGGGCTCTCGTACTCGCCCCCGACCCCGGCGCCCCTGATCGTGTCCGTCACCGACTCGAACTTCGGCAGCTCCACGTCCGCGAGGCCCATGAAGATGATCGAGCCCACGCCTCCATAGACGCTGTAGTTCACCAGCTTTTCGGGGGTCAGCGCCACGGCGGTCCTCCTACGCGAAGAGCGCGGCGAGGGCCGCGGGGTCGTACTCCAGGACGAAGTTGATGCTTTCGGCCGGGGACGGCGGGGTCAGGGTGACGTGCCAGCGGATGATCCCGTCGGCGAGGTCCGTGGCCGGGTTTTCGTCCTCGCGGAACTCGATCTTGCCGTCGATGAACGCCTCGGACGCGATGAGCCCGTTGATCAGGCTGCCGATCGTTCCGATGACCGAGTCGATCAGGCGGCGATTGCCGGGCTGATCCACGTCTCGGTCCGTCGTCAGGATCACGGTGTTCTGGAACCAGTTGAACATCCGCCGGATCGGGATGAACGCATCCTTCGGATCCGTGTTGCCGGGATAGAGCCCGGTCCGGTTGCCCCAGAGGCGCCAGCCATTGAAGCCGTTGAGCGCGGTGACGATCCCCTGCGCGTTGAGCGCACCGGCCTGCTCGTTCGTCAGCAGCACCTCGGTATCGTCGTCGAGCACCGCCGACGTCCCGGTGATCGCCTGGTTCGACGGGCTCGCGTACGGGATGCCGCCGCGCGCAGCGTCGGTGAGGTTCGCCCGGCAGGCCATCACCGTCGAGAGGTGGTAGACGTTGTCCACGTCGTCGACGACGTTCTTGAACTTCGGCCAGCACGGCGTCATTCCGGCGACGTTGAAGCCGTTGTCGCTCTTCCACGCCGCGCAGTCCGCGTGGGTGGCGATCTCGTAGGGGTCCGACGAGAGATCGACGAGCGCGTGTGCACGGAACCCGCCGTCGACGTTCCCGGCGATGGTCGCCATGCGCGCGGCCACGGAGGGCTGCTGGCTCCACTTCGGCGCGAGGATGAAGCCGGGGACCAGGCGCAGCTTGCGATAGACCTGCTTGACGACCTCGAGGCCGGTGTACACGCCGGCGCTGTAGCCGCCGATGATGTCCGCGGCGTCGACGCCGTCCGGGTCGAGATAGTTGCAGCTGACGGTGATCGTCGAGCTCGCCGGGATGTCCCCGCCCTCGACGCGCGAGATCACCAGGAACCCGTCGTCGTCGAAGGCCAGCGTGTAGTCGTCGCCGAGGGTCTGCGGCACGCCGCCGTAGCGCACGACCACCGTGGACTTGATCACGCCGTAGAGCGGGGTCGTGGTGCCGTACATCTCGACGAAGGCGTCGCCGTTGGCGTCCAGCACCACCGGCTCGGTGACGAGCTGGTTGTAGTGGTCGCTGTTCGTCGGGTCGATGACGTTGATCGCGACGAACGGGGCGACGCTGTAGACGGAGAAGTGCGCGGACGCGGCCTCCGCCAGCGTCCACTTGCCCCACTCGCTCGCCGGCGGGATCGGGCCGCACTTCGCCACGTACTCCGCCAGCGTGTAGAACAGCATGGGCTTGTTCACGACGTCGACGAGCGTGCCGAGGTTGACCGGCGCGGTGCCGACGTAGACGGGCAGTCCGGCGGTGACGCGGACCGGGGGCCGGACGCCGGTGGGGACTTCGGAGACGCTGACGCCGTGGGCCATGATCACTCCTGCGCTGGATTGCGCGCTTCGGCCCGGCGCGGCCGGGGCAGGGTCCATTGGGTAGTGACGGTGCCGAACCACTGCGGCCTCGTCTGCGCCTCCGGGAGATCCCAGGTCAGCGGGCCGATGTGCTCGAACGCCGTGCCGGCGAGAACTGGTTCGCCGCCGAGGCTCAGGCGGATCGCATCGATGAGCAGTTGCACGTCGGTCCAGCCGTCGTCGATGTCGCTGTACGTGCCGATGATGATCTCGACGGTGGCGCGCGCGTCCTGATCGGCGCCCTGCGCGGCGTCGGTGCCGCTGCGCGGCCGCACGATCAGAAAGGGGAACTGCTCGGCATCGGCACCCGTTTTGGGCGGGAGCCAGCCGTCGATCACCTCGGGCGCGCGCTGATCGGCCGGGTAGCTGGCCTTCGTCGGCAGCGACCAGAACGCGGCGGCCACTTCGACCATGCGTGCCTTCAGCGCGTTGTGGAACGCGACGAGCGTGCCCGGCGCGGCGGCGCGGTAGGAGGCGGCCTCGAGGCGCGTTGGGTCGCTCATCTGGACCCCGTGAGCGCGCGATCGATCTCATGGCCGAGGCGCTGGTCGAGCACTTCGACGGCGCGGGCCTCGACCGCCTCGCGCACGTTCTCGACGCCCAGCATCACCGCGAGGGGCACCGTGTAGAGGCTGCGCATCGCCGACTTGCCGCTGGCCGTCTTCCGGCCGGTGCGGATCATGATGCGCCGGCCGCTGTTCAGCTCGGCGA